TAGGAGGGATGAGAAGTGAGTAAGTGGATACCAATTGAAAAACAACCATATAATGGACAGCGTGTGCTTTTATCATTTGCAAATGAGAGACAGGAGCCGCTTGTAGGTACTTGGAAAGTAGATGATGAGGGAGGAGCTTTTTATGCTCCGTTTACGGGCAGAACATATGCGTCTTTAGGATATTTCACAAGTGCATGGATGCCATTGCCGGAACCGTATAGACCAGATGATTCTATGAAAGACGAGGAGAGATTAGTATTATGACAGGAACATGTCCAATATTATTCGAAAATAAGCAAGAGGAATACGAATTAACAGACAAGGAAGTAGAAAAATTTTGTCAGAAAGGTTGCTCTGTAGATTGTGATATTTTATTAAAACAATATGCAGAGCGGCCGAATAAGAAGAAAGGAGCAAATAGATGATTAATCCATGCGTGAAATGTCCCGAAAGAGACCGTTGCGAGGGAATGAATCAGCCATGTAAGCAAGGTAAAGCCTACCAGAAGTGGAAAGCTGGATGCAAGAGAGTGGCGGAGCATACGAAAAGGGTGAACAAGAGGAAGAAGTAAATTATGAGTCACGAATACAGAATATTAGAACAAATGCTTATCAAGGGACAAATAAGCCGTCAGGAATTTAAAGAGAGGATAGATGCTGAATACAATAAATTGGAGCAGGAGCTTATGAACGATGAGATTACACCGGATGAACATGTTGAGAGATATAATGCTTTGATGGAGCTGGAGCCTCAGTCGTTCGGACCACCGGAGTTGCATGAGCATATTTGAGGGGAGCAAAAAGATGGAGCAGATTAGCCTTGAAGATATTAATCTTGATATAATCCCGATCAAAGTATTACAGGATGTTGATAGGAGAATCGCTGACTGGAAGGCGTTCGGGGGTAAAGACTCTGATGCGTACATTCAGAATCAGTTAAGATATTTGAAACAAATAGAAAAAGCGGTAAATACTGCAATGTCTGCAAAGGGAAAGTAGGTGAATGGATGGATACGCGAAATCACGAACACTAGAAAGACAAGACAGCACATGATGCGATTAAGGCAGCGGATAAGCCGCCGGATTCAGTAACAAGAACAATTAATGCTATGAAAGCAGTAGCGGCAATAGATGAATTTGAAATATTTGGACGGATTAAACTCAGAGATAAGAAAACAGGCAAGATTTATAGATAGCGGGAGGTGGTTATCTTGAACATAAAACAGGTTCTCAATGATTATGTAGATGCCTGCGAGTTAGTCAGAGAGACGGAGGATGATATTGAAGCATTGCAAAATGAAGAGTCAATGATGACTTCAGATAAAGTAAAAGGAAGTATGAAAGAGTATCCATACATAGGAAAAAACTTTAACATTAAAGGTGCTGACAGAAGACAAGTCGAACATTTAAGAAAAAAGCGATTAATTTTAAATGAGAGAAAGGAGAAAGCGGAGGAGACAAAGTTGCAGGCATTAGAAATTATCAATACAGCTCCACCACGTATTCAGAGAATTATTCGATATCGCTACATGGAGAAATTAACATGGAAAGAAGTAGCAGAAAAAATGGATATACGAACTACAGAAAAGAGTGTTCAGAAGGAATTTGAAAGATTTCTTAAAAATTTTTAAAAGTTTGTCGCAAATGTCGTACATGTCGCAAAGAAGTGTGGTAAAGTTTAAAATGGAAGAGGAAGCAGGAACAGAAGTTTCCTTTTTCACTATCTTTTGTGAGGAAAACTGCCAGAGAGACACCCTGTATTTTTTACAGGGTGTTTTTCTTATGCAATATTAGTAGTGAATTGAATGAGAGGTGGTGAGGTTGGAAAAGAAAACGAAAGCCGATTCCGCTTTTGCAGATTATTTAGGCGGGATGAAATATAAAGATATTGCAGAAAAATATGATGTGACTGTAAACACTGTGAAGTCATGGAAAACAAGATACGGATGGTCCAGAAATAAAGAAAAAGGTGTGCACACAAAAAAGAAAAAAGTGTGCACACAAAAAGAACAGGAAAATCCTTTATCTTATCAAAGAGAGAATGACGAAGTAACAGAGGTTATGGAAAACTCCGAATTAACTGATAAACAGCGGCTTTTTTGTATTTGTTATGTGAGATGTTTTAATGCCACAAAAGCGTATCAAAAAGCGTACGAATGTAGTTATGAATCGGCCATGCAAAATGGAAGCAGGATGCTGAGAAATGACAAGGTAAAAAACGAAATCCACAACCTCAAACAAAACCGCCTTAATCGGGAATTTCTGTCAGAAGAAGATATATTTCAAATGTATATGGATATTGCCTTTGCAGATATTACAGATTATGTTTCGTTTGGAAGAGAAACGGTAGAAGTAATGGGAGCTTTTGGACCAGTACAGGTAAAAAACGAAAAGACTGGCAAGAAAGAAATTCTAAAAAGAGAGATAAACACAGTTCGTTTTAAAGAATCTGATTCCGTAGACGGAAGATTGATTAGCGAGATAAAGCAGGGAAAAGATGGAGCAAGTATAAAACTGGCCGACAGGATGAAAGCCCTGCAATGGCTGTCAGATCATATGGATCTTGCAACAGAAGAACAGAAAGCAAGAATAGGAGTATTGAAAGCAAAGGCTAAAGTTGATGATCAGATATCTGTAGAGGATAAGGTGGCTAAGCTATTCGAAGCGATAGGCGGTGAGCTAGATGCTGAATCTGAATAATATTTATACGCAGAAGCAGATAGATATACTGAAAGCCTGCCAGAATACAGATTGGTTTATGCTGATCAATCATGGGGCGAAGCGTAGCGGTAAGACACAGCTAGACAATGATATATTCTTGCAGGAACTCATGAGGGTTCGGGGAATAGCAAATAAACTTGGGATAGATACTCCACAATACATTCTTGCAGGATATTCTTTTTCAAATATTCAGAAGAACATCCTCATAGAGCTATCTAATAAATATGGATTTGAATTTAAGTTTGATAAATACAATAATTTCACATTATTTGGTGTAAGGGTTGTGCAGACTTCGCATGGTTCAATATCTGGTCTGGGAAGAATTCGAGGCATGACAGCTTTTGGAGCTTATATCAATGAGGCATCACTTGCAAATCAGGAAGTCTTTGACGAGATTAAAGCAAGATGTAGCGGTCCAGGAGCAAGAATCATTGCCGATACTAACCCGGACCATCCAGAGCATTGGCTGTTAAAAGACTACATCCAGTCAGAAGCGGCTGGGATTATGAGCTTTCATTTCCGATTAGATGATAATACGTTCTTGGATGAAAGATATGTGCAGCAGATCAAAGAAACAACCCCCAAAGGGATGTTTTATGATAGAGGTATTAATGGATTATGGGTATCGGGAGAAGGAGTTGTTTATCCGGAATTTGATAGAAATGTCCATGTAATCACGAGAGAACAGGCAAACAAGATAATATTTGACCGGTATTTTGCTGGTGTGGACTGGGGCTGGGAGCATTATGGAGCAATTGTTGTAATCGGAGTAAAAGGTGATGAGTATTACATCATAGAAGAATATGCAGCACAGCATAAATATATAGGCGAATGGATAAAGAGAGCAAAGGATGTTATCAGAAGATATGGTAACATCCCTTTTTATTGTGACCCGGCCAGAACGGAGCATATCTCAGCTTTTCAGAAAGCGGGAATATCCGCATATCTGGCAAACAACAGAGTATTGTCAGGAATTGAAGCGGTCGCAACGCTTATGACGACAAAAAAATTCTTTATTGTTTATGATGAATGTCCGAGATTCCGGGAAGAGATTTATAAGTACGTGTGGAAAAAGAACACAGGAGAACCATTAAAAGAGAATGACGATGTTCTTTGCGCAATCCGATACGGCATTTACTCTGACATGACAGTAAGAGAGATAGAAACTCCACAAAAACAGATACAGAACGCAAAGAGATTGAGAGGTATGTTGCGATGAGCGAGGAAACATTACATGTAAATGAATTTGAGAAAGATACAAAACCGGTGTATCGTTCTGAAAGAAATTTACAACAGAGATATGGGCCGGAAGCCAACTTCTCGTATCGCGCTCATAGTGCGGAAGAGATTTTGAGTGATAAAGCATTATTAAGAGAAATGATAATGAATCATCATGAAGTGCAGTGTCCAAGACTTGCGGCATTAGATGATTATATCAAAGCCAGAAATCCAACGATTTATAATGCGGAGCGGCGAAGGACAGAAAAAGAAAAGGCAGATTACAGAGTGGCTCACAATTTTGCTAAGATTATCAATGTATTTGACGTAGGATACAACACCGGGGTTCCAATAAAGAAGGTCAGCGAAGATGATAAGATTAACGAGATGATAAAAGAATATGACCGGGTAAATGATATTGAAGCACTGGATGCGGAGCTGTGGAGAGATTTCCGCAAGTATGGAAGGGCTTATGAACTACAGTATCGTAACCAGAATGATGAGGATAAGTCAGTGATCAGTAATGTGTTTGAGACGTTCGTATGTTATGGATTGGATGTAGAACGCACGCCTTTGTTTGCTGTAAGGTATCCGAAGTACAAGATCGGACAAGAGGAAAGAGTATCCATAACGGTCTATACGGATGCAGAGACCATTACATATAAACCGACCACTGTAAACATTATCAATCTGGAAGAAGAAAGCAGAGAACGGCATTATTGGGGAGAGGTCCCCATCACAGAATATTCCCCGGACAGATATCGTCAGGGAGGATATGAGGATGTCACATCTTTAATAGATCTTTACGATGCAGCGGAATCGGATTCTGCGAATTACATGAGTGACTTTAACG